TAGGTCTAGCACCTATCTCAATTAAGTGTCCTGCATTTACACCACTAACTTGTCTAGTCAAAGCAGGTATATTGAAATGCCATCTAGCTTCCAAGTCATTCTTAGCTAGTAGTGTTTCTATAGACATGTCATCCCATTCCACATTCAAGTCAGGTGTAAAGTCGTCATTGTGTTGCTCAATCAATCGTCTTAAAGGCTCAAGACTAGTCTGCGAACCATTGACATACTCAAAGCCTAGATTAGCAACGTCTTCACCTACTACTTGTTGAAACAGTTTAGACAATACTTCTTGTGCCACATCTCCACCAAGGGGTGTCTCCTTCTTAACTTGATTGAACAGAGAAGCATATGCCTGTTTCTGTGCAGTAGTCAACGTAGGATTATTAGACATGAACAAGGCTTCAATCTCATCAGGTGTGAGTGTCCTCTCATATCTATCCATAGCAGAGTCTATTGCGTTCTTTATCTTGCGAGCATCCTTGCTGAATAGTCTGTCAGGACATTTTGCTCCTCTGTGTTCTTGATAAAATTCTTTATCCATTAAGCTTCTTAATAATGCTAGTTCCATGTTAGTATCTCCTTTGGGGTTAACTTATTTAAATTATCTATATCATCATTCTTTAAGTATTTCAAGTCGTCTTCTAATTTAAGCACACGAACATCTTTTACGTAAGCTTTTAATTCTTTAGCAAATGCTAATGTTTTAGGTAAAGCATCAGGGTCTAGTGCTACAATGGCTGTTGAGAATTGTGCCATATATTTCTTATGTGCTTCTGATAATGATGTACCTAACACTGCTACCCCAACATATACATTACTACCTATTACGGAAGCACTGATACAATCCTCAACAACAACTGCGACTTTACCACAACCATATGTGAAAGGCAAGTCACTATTACCATATCTTTTCCATTTAGGTATCCTTTTGGTAATCGACCTACCCACTGCATCTAGGATAGTACCCTTGTGCATGACAGGAAATACAACACGTTTCTCTTTAACGTCATAGTGCAGGTTGACCCCATCAGCATCTATACTCCACTTAGTACAGAAGGTTAGTGTCTCCCACCTATCTCTGTGTGGCACAACATACTCAGGTAGTATGAATGGCTCATCATCCTTTTTCTTTTTTATTGTACTCTTTATGTCTTCTATAGATAACCTAACCTTACTGTTGCCACTAATACTACAAGATACCTTGTAACAATTCCACAATAGACTACCCATATTATTTGTAACAGTAAATGTTTTATATCCATTACAAACAGGACAGTTTAATCTTTTAGTTTCTTCATTAGATACATCTAAGTCTATTACATATTCTCTAATATTAATCATAGTATATACCTTTCATTGTATATGTTTATATATATAGTCCACTGGGCAATGACAATGCCTTGTAACATGAGGTTTTTAATCCGTCAACCCCCTTCTTGTATTCAAGGCTAGGCTTGCACTTTTCAATGTGTTCTTCATGTATGGTTTTACAGATTGTGGGTTTGCATGACCTGTTACAGACATAATGTTACCCATTGATACTCCTGCATCCACCATTTCAACTGTACCTGTTCTACGTAAATCAGATAGACGTAACTCCTTAGACAAGGAAGCAGTGTCCATTATAATTCTAGCTAACTTGGGTAGCTCGTGTAGTGAATAGGGTCTGTAGACACCCTTAAAAGCCTTTGTACGAGGTGCTATATAAGGTTGAAACCCAAACTCCACACTCTGTTGCTTCAACATATCTATTAACTCATCTGATATAGGTAGAAATACCTCTGCTCTACGTTTAGACTGCTCTATATGCATAGTTCCTTTATCTAAATCTAAGTTAGACCATTTTATTATTCTCATATCACCTAACCTCTGACACCATTCATATGCCATCTGTGCTATAAGACCTATGTTACGTGTACTAAAGTCGGAGTAAGCAGTATCAAGAAACCTGATAACGTCATCTTTTGACCACACTACCTTTCTAGATAAAGACTTTCTCTTTTTTATATTAGTAAAAGGGTTGACATTATATGTTTCCATTTCTATGGCATAATTGTATACAACCCTAGCTACTGATACAATGTGATTGGCAAGGGATACACCCCTGCCACACCACTGTTCATATGCTCTTTTAGCAAGTTTACTAGACACATCATTCAATTTATAGCTACCTAAATTTGCACCACTATCTATTTTTGTATCACATAATACATTCAGAAAGTATTGATACTGTGCTTTAGTTTCTTTACGTAAGCTATTGAAATCAAATGATTTATAATAGTCATTCACTAATTTTTTTAAGTGCATTGTCATTATGCCACCATCAAAGATTTAAACTCAGGAGAGGATACCCATTGTGATACCTTCTGTTCCCTTGCCCACATAGATTGTGCAACAGTATCTTTACCTGTGTTTCGTAAAGTAAAACCATTTCTTTCATCAGCATAAGAAGCATAGTTAGTGAAGGCAGAGTATAATGCAAACACATTCTTACCTCTTTTAGATATCTCTACACACGTTAACTCATACATCTTCTTAGCTAACTTCTCTGACTTGATTATCTTCTCAAGTAGTGTCTTACCATCTACGTTAAGGGGTGTATCAGCCATTGACTGTAGGTACTTCTGCCTAGCATCAAAGGTACTCTTAGAGTTTTTGAGTTCTTGAATGAATGTAGCTATGTCAAACCCTGATGTATTCTTCTTACGTATTGTATCATACTCTCCTGATATTTGACCATTAGTGCAGAATCTATCTATAGCACCAACGTGTACTTGGTTAGAGCATGAACCATCTATGGCATGTAAGCCTATGATTCTCTCATTGATAACAGTCTGATGTTTAGCAGTAGTTATGGTATGCGATACGTTAGGTAATGTGATGTCTACTAATGACCATGCATTATTCCTAGCACTCCTAAGCTTAACCTCTGCACCATACAAATCTCTAAAGTCACGATTGTCTTGTATAACATCTTCTATAGCATCAAAAAATGCAGGGTGTGATGCACACTTGAATCCACTACCTACGATACCCATATACTCGCCTGTATCTTCTCTGACTACATACTTGTGATCTTTCATCTTAGTAGGCTCATAAGCTACCTTGAAGTTTAGGTTATCATCTAACGTGATTAATTTGTCTTGTACTATATCTAATGGCATATTGTATTCTCCTTTTGGTTGGTTGTGTCGTCAGTAACGACATAGATAATTGTGTTGTATAAGATATTGAGACAGAAGTCAAGTCTAATATAATCTTTCATAGACTTCAAACCCAAACTGTTGACAGTATTCTTCTACTGTATCTAACTTAGGTTTCATCTCATTTTCATGTCTTATATTTCTCTTTAGGCTTTTTAGTATATCCTCTAAGGAGTCAAACTCATCATACTGTTCTTCCACACTATGACAATCTCCACCAGCATAAGCATCCCAATAATCTGTGTCATATAAACTTTTCATTATATATTTCTTTTTGGGTACATCATAATGTGAAGTTACTCCTCTAGGTTCTTTGAGCCAATCTAAGTAATCATTGAACCAATATATTCTACTTTGAATGAACCAAGGTAATTCCCAATCTTCAGACTGTGATGCTAGATGTCTTACCCACCATCTAGGTGGAAAGAATCTTTTCTTTTCAACATCCCAAAATATATCGTACCAACACCAATCTTCAATCTCTCCCTTATTATTATATGTAGGCATATTATATCTCCTCTAATATTTCATCTATGTTTTTAAGTACTCTAAGTAGTAGTGGTTTATATTCTTCAAAGTCTTTATTACCATACAGTAATTGTATATCGATACGTACTTGATTAAGTTTTACCACGTGTGGTTCTTCTCTTATCTCAGTTCCTTCAGTTAAATTTATTGTAGCCATTGTTATTCTCCCTTTCTATTTAACGTCTATATATATTCTCAAATGAGTTGACTCATCTATGTTCTGACCATGACTTGTAACACCTGTTCCTCTTAGTTCAGGCTTAACGTGTTGACCTCTAACTCTCATCTTGTATGACTTCTTATTGAAATACTTCTTCATAGTGTCAACAAACTCTTGACCATCTGTATCATTAGGTATCTCGCTGAAAGTATAGCCACACCCTTTAGGTTGTTTATCATAATCCATATATGCTTTTTTCCAAAACTCTGAGTTGTTTACTTCATT